AACCGGATATAGTGAGAAAGGCGCAAGGCAAGCCGCATATCGTTTGCTACAAAATGTAGACATTCAGGGCAGAATTGAAGAAATTGAAGCAACAATTGTAGAAAAAGTCATAGAAAAGACCGCCATTGATGAGGCTAGAGTTATTGAGGAGCTATCTCATAGCGCATTAGTCGACATTAGAAATCTATATGATTCCGAAGGAAATATGATTCCCATTCATAAATTACCGGAAAATGTAACAAGGGCAATTTCAGCAATTGACGTTCAAACTGTGTGGCAGGGTAAGGGGGAAGATGCGGAGCCAGTCACAACTAAAAAAATAAAGTTTGTTTGTAAGAAGGGAACATTAGAACTCATCGGTAAGCACTTAAAAATGTTTACTGATAAAGTCGAATCAAGCGGCCCTAATGGTGGGCCAATAGAAAACAAATGGACTGTTGAGTTCGTTAATGCCACACCTACAAGTAAATAGAAAACTAGAAAGATTCCTAACAGTCAATAAACCAATCAAAGTAGCAATAGGCGGTCGCGGGTCAGGTAAGTCGATAGGTATAGGCGACATGCTTTCCATGAAAATGGACACCGAGAACGCAGATATTTATTGTTTGCGAGAGTTTCAAGATTCAGTCGCAGATTCAGTCCACAGGGTATTTGAAGATTCAGTTACTAAGCGGTTATCTCTGGAAGGGTGGGAGATACTTAAGAATCAAATCATTGCACCAAATGGCGCAAAGACGGTTTACAAAGGTGCAAATAGAAATCCAGACGCTATGCAATCAGCGCAAGGATTCAAATATAGTTGGTTTGAAGAAGCCCACCGAGCCAGTAAAGATTCATTAGACAAATTACTCCCAACAATAATAAGAAATCCAGGCGCGGAATGTTGGTTTTCAGCCAACCCTCAATCAAGTGAAGACCCATTTAGTCAGCGATTCATAACACCTTATCTCTCAGAATTGGAAAGAGATGGCATTTATGAAGATGAAGTGCATTTAATTATTGTGGTCAACTGGCGTGATAATCCTTGGTGGAACGAAGAACAAGAAATGTTAAGAGCCTGGGATTATGAGAACAGATCAAGGTCAGAATATGATTGGATTTGGGAAGGTAAATTTAACGACACGATAGAAAACTCAATCATTCAGCCGGAATGGTTTGATTCTGCAATAGATGCTCATATCAAATTAGGATTTAAACCAAGAGGGGTTAAGGTGTTAGCGCATGATCCTAGTGATTCAGGCGACCCTAGAGCGTACACAATAAGGCATGGCTCGGTATTTTTAGATATCCAAGAAAATACCAAGGATGATGTCAATGATGCTTGTGATTGGGCCTTAGATGCAGCCATAGCAAATAATGTGGATTTGTTTGTATGGGATGCAGACGGGTTAGGGATATCACTTAAAAGACAAATAGCCGACTCTTTGGACGGTAAACCTATTGAGTATGAATTATTTCACAACGGCGGCGGCGTTGATGAACCTGATAAGGTTTACCAAGAAACCGACTATAAAGAAAACAAACGCCAGAAAAAAACCAACAAAGAAACCTTCAAGAATAAATCAGCACAATATGCTTGGAGTTTAAGGGATAGATTTCAGAAAACACACCGAGCGGTAACAAAGGGTGAGTATATTGATCCTGATGAGCTGATAAGCATTAGCTCAACCATTGAGAATTTACAGAAAATACGCGCCGAAACGTGCCGAGTTCCCAAGGTGCCAAATGGTAATGGGTTAATTCAACTGATGACAAAACCGGATATGAAAAAGAAGCTAAGAATTGATTCTCCTAATATGTTCGACACTATGAAAATGAGCCTTATAACTCCCAAAGTGAAAAAGAAACGACCACCCCTCAAACCTAAGCGAAAGTATATTAAATGAAACTATCCAACGACGATGCAATTAAAATACTGCGAAATCATAGAAAGGACTCGTTTGGGCCTAATGATAAACAGTTGACTTCTGATCGTTCGGAGGCAATGGATAGATACCACGGCAGACCTTACGGGGATGAAGAGGAGGGCTATTCACAGTTTGTTACTAAAGACCTAGCGGAAAATGTTGATTGGGCTATGCCCTCTATATTACGTCCGTTTGTACAGTCTGGAACATTGGCAGAATTTAAACCCACTAGCCAGGAAGATGAAGAGGCCGTACAAAAAGAGTCAGACTACACAAATTATGTAATCATGGAAGACAATGAAGGTGTTCTAGTATTGCATGATGTAGTGAAAGACATGCTGATTTTAAGAAACGGCTACGCCAAGCATGTTTGTGAAGAGTCAAAAGAGGTGATGATTCGAGAGTGGAGCGATGTTAATTACCTTGAATTGATGATGATCAAACAGAAAATCGAACAGGACGGGACTGAGTTTGACATTCTGGAATCAGAAGAAAAAGAAAATGGATTAATTGATTTAAAAGCAAAACTCACCACTACCACTAAGGGTATTAATGTTTCAGCAATACCACCTGAAGAGTTGAGAATTTCCAGTAATTGTCGAGGCGCGTTAAGAAACTCTGATTATGTAGGCCACATCCCCAGGAAGACCCGTTCAGACCTAATTGAAATGGGCATTCCTAAAGAATTTTTAGATAAAATTAACGGGAAAGGTGAGGTAAACAACAGCAATACCGAATCATCTTCAAGAGACAGATCAACAGATGAAGCGGAAGACTCCAGCGAATTACTTGACAGGTCTATGGATGACATGGACTACGCTGAAGAATATGTCCGTATGGATTTTGATGGGGATGGTATTGCAGAATTAAGACGTATTATCACGGTATCAGATCAAATTCCACCAGGTAAGGAATGGAATCAGATAGTTGACTCAATCCCGTTTAGTGGTGGCGTTCCAAAAAGAATGCCTCATAGACATATTGGGGAAAGCTTTCAAGATGACTTAGCAGACTTAGCAGAGCAACACACAACATTAGTCAGACAGTTATTTGATAACACCTATAAGACTATAAATAATCAATGGGCGATTAATGACAGGGTTGAGCAGGAAGATTTCTTAGACCAAGGCCCGTCTGCTACTTTCAGAGTAGAAGGTGACCAGCCTGTAAATGGCTCAATTGAAGCAATCAGACATGACTCGATAGCCCAACACTTACTACCTGTAATTTCCTATGTAGAAGAAAAGAAAAAGAAACGTACCGGCGTTAATGAAGGTGATTTAGACCCTGATGTATTGAAGCAGTCCACTATGGGCGCGTTCATGGAAGACTTGAATCGTAAGTCTCAAAAGATAGAAATGACCACGCGCATGATTGCTGAAACGTTCGTAAAAGAATTGGTAATTAATGTCCATTCGTTAATCGTAAAACACCAGCTAAGCATGGATAGCGTTAAGTTAGGCGGCGAATATACCAATGTTGACCCGTCAAATTGGAAGCCTAGAAAGCACGTATCGATTAAAGTAGGCTTGGGAACTGGCAATTCTGAAGAAAGAATTAGGAAGCTAACCTTGCTTAAGGGATTACAGGAAGAATTAAAACAACGTGGTTTAGTAACCGACGAAGAAGCCTATAAAATATACGTGGATATCGCTAAGGAACTAGGGGAAGTAAATCCAGAAAAATACGTGGTAACACCTGACAAACAAAATCCTAAGTATCTCCAGTTAAAACAACAAATGAATAAAGCGCAGCCTAATCCATTAGCCGAAGCTGAAAAAGTGAAGGGCGAATATAAACTAAAAGAATCGCAATTAACCAATCAATTCAAAGGCCAGTTAGCACAAATGACCGAAATGAATAGGATGCAAATGGACAACCTAAAAGAACAAAACAAACAAATGATTGAAATGATTCGTACAGAACATAAGCGCGACATGGAAGCATTTAAAGCACAGATGGATTTAACTTACAAACGTGAAAAGATTATGTCTGATGAGACTATGAAAGCGGCTGAATTGGAATTAGAGGCAGCAATAGAAGGTCAGCCTGTTGATTTGGGTGAGCCAGGAATAGGAGCAGGTTTACAAGATGGGCAATAACCTAATCAAAGACGATGGCGAAGAAGCTAAAAAGTTATTAACAAACCAATTCTTTCAGCGTCACATTTGGGCCGCAATGCACAAAATTATTGATAATCGTATGTTAAAACTCAACACCGCAGATGATCCACGAATGGCACAAGACATCATCCGATACAGACAACTATTAGAGGAAATCGAAAGCATTGCTATAGGTGCGGTAAAACGTGCCGAAGCGGTTAAACAGTCAGATTTAAAACAACTGGTTAGAAAGCGGAAAAAAGAAGAACGGGAAAATAAGGAACCAGTAATAAAACGTTAAACACAAATCCAAAGAATTTAAGAAGGTCGCTAAATGCGGCCTTTTTTTATGCCCCCAATAAATTACAGAGGATTTTAAATCATGAGTGAAGCGGAACCTACCCTCGTTGAGGATGCAACCGAAACTTTTTATAGCGAACAGGAAACTGTTCATAACGAGCCGGAAACGGCAGAAACCGAACTGGAAAATGTTCAAGAGTCTGAAGAGGCTCAAACTGGAGAGGGTAAGTCAGAAGACGAACCACTTGAAAGCGATACTAGTGAAGATTCTGAACAGTTCACTGTTGACCTTTCCACTATTGCTCAAGCTTTAGGGTTTGAGGAAAGCGACCTTGATATAGATGAAGATGGCGACGTTGTTATCAATACCAAGATCGATGGAGAGGACGGCAAAGCCAAGGGAAAGGATTTTTTCGCTACTTACCAAAAGCAAGGACACCTCGACAACAGGCTTCGTGAAGTTAATCAACGCGAAGAAAACTTAAAGACGCAAGAAACTAACTTTCAGGAAAGCGCACAACAGAAACTTCAACAATTTGAAGACTTAAACAAAGTCGCATTAAACGCCCTTAACAGCGAGTTTAATCAGATTGATTGGAATTACTTACGTGAAAGTGACCCTGGAGAATATTCGGCAAAGCAGCAGGATTTCCGAAATAGACAAGGGCAAATACAACAAGCCCTTAACTATACCGCCAAGCAAAGAGAAGACACTGTAGCGCAAAATCGCGCACAAGAAGCACAGAAAGTCGTCACTTTAATGGATGGATGGAATGATCCCGTTGTAGCTAAGAAAGAAGAGACAGAGTTAGCCGCTTACGCGGCTGATAACAATATGAATCCAGAAATCGCAAACTTCGCGGATTTTTATGTGTTAGCCAAAAAAGCCAAAGCTTATGACGAACTCAATCAAAGCAAGCCGGAAATTAAAAAGTTAGTGAAACGCGCCTCCAAGGTCAGCAAGCAACGCAACACAAAGCCTGCTGAAACTCCTAAATCAGATGCAGATTATTTTTATTAACGAGGTGAAATTATGGCTACATTAGGTGGTAGCGTTAAAACGCTGGCGGATTGGGCAAAAGAGCGCGATCCAAATGGAAAAACGGCAAAGATTGTTGAAATACTCTCACAAACTAATGAGATTATTTACGACGCTCTTTATAAAGAAGGTAATCAAACCAACGGGCACCAAACAACCATACGTACAGGTCTACCAACAGCGTACTGGCGTATGATGAATGCCGGCACACCAAACAGCAAAGCAACTTCAGCGCAAATCGTTGAAAATTGTGGAAGTTTGGTTTCTCGTTCACAAGTGGATTGTGAATTAGCATCTCAAGAAGGTGACGAGAAAGCCTTTCGTATGAGTGAAGGTAAGGCTTTTATGGAAGCAATGAATCAAGAAATGGCTTCTACCATGTTCTACGGTTCAGCAGCTAACCCCGAAGAGTTTGTTGGCCTTGCTAATCGATACTCAGCAACTACAGATGCTAATGGAGAAAATATTCTTTTGGCTGGTGGTGCTGGTGCTGATAACTCCAGCATGTGGCTGGTAGGGTGGGGTGAAAACACTATCCACGGTATTTTTCCACGAGGTTCAAAAGCTGGTTTAGAGCATGAAGACCGAGGCAAACAAGAAGTTGAAGATGGTTCTAGCAATAGCTACACAGCTTTTGTTGACTATTGGAAATGGAAAAACGGTTTAGTTGTTAAAGACTGGCGCTATGGTGTTCGCATTGCGAATATTGACGTTTCAGACTTGGCAGGTCTTGCGACATCTCAGGCAACTACAGCAGCAACATTTTTGCCTAAGCTGATGGCCAGATCATTACACCGTTTACCTTCTCGCGGTGGCATTAAGCCGGTTTTCTACGCTAATCGAACTGTTTGTTCATTGTTGACAATTGCGGCAATGGAAAAATCAATCAGTGTATTAAGCATTGAAGACGGTTTAAACCAATTCGGTGAGACGATACAAACCTTAAAATTCATGGGCATTCCAGTGCGGTTATGTGACGCGCTAACTGAAGCCGAATCATTAGTATCTTAAAGGAGAATACAAAATGATTATTGATGCACAATTGTTATTTTCCGACGCTCAAGCTGTTACGGCTGATGCAGTTGGAACAAATGTTCTTGATTTTAGCGTTGACCGCTCAATCGGGAATGGTTGCCCTATGGGTGTTTTGTTTACGGTAGATGTTGCAGCAGATCAAACAACAGGGGATGAAGATTATACCTTTGATGTTGAGTATGCGACGGATGCCGCACAAACCACAGGACGCCAATTAATAGGCCGAAGAGTGTTTGAGTCTGGTACACCAGGCGCCCCCGCTCAAGACGCAGATTTATTGGTTGCTGGTTTCCAGTTTGTAATCCCTGTACCACCAACGAAATTATCTGAAAGTGAAATCTACATGGGCATCCGTTACGACGTAACAGGCACAACGCCCACGATCACCTGCACAGCAGCTTTAATGCCGCTTGCGGATATTGATCAAAACGTTGTTTATGCTAACGGTTACAGTATTACATAGAGGTTGATATGAAAGTAAGAGTTAAGGAAGTCCGCCTGGGCTTCTTTGGCTTTTATGGTGCTAAACGTCGTTATCCAGGCGATGAATTTACCATAGAGTCAGAGAAGCATTTAGGTAGCTGGATGGAAGTTATTGAAGAGCCGAAAGCAGAGGTAAAGCCAAAGGCTAAACCAAAGCCAAAGGCTAAACCAAAGCCAAAGGCTAAACCGAAAGCGAAATTAATCAAAGAGGAGGGGGCTGAATAAGCCCCTTTTTTTATGGCGATAATAACTAACTACACCGAGCTAAATACGGAAATAGCAAACGTTTTAGACTACAGTTCTTTAACGGCTGACATCCCCTTATTTATTCAATTAGCCGAAACAGAAATTAAAGCTGATTTGGATTTGATAGAAAGCCAAGCGATTGCTACGGCGAGTACATCAACCACTAGTCAATATTTAGCTTTGCCCACGTACTATGCTAACCCTATCAGGGCACATATTAATTATAGTGATGAGCAATACTCCATAACGTTCACAACGGCTGAAGGATTGAATAAACGCTGGACTTCAAGCAACAGAATGCCGAAGTATGTTGCTGTGGTGGATGGCCAATTAGAGTTTGATTGTGTTCCAGACCAAGCCTATGAGGTTGAGTTTTTATACAACAAATTAACCACGTTAGACGCGACAAGTTTAACAAATGAAATATTCCCTACATTCTTAAATTGCTATTTATACGGCGCTTTAAAACATGCGGCGATATTTATCAAAGACGATCACACGATTTATCAAGGCCAGTATGAATATTTTGTTAACAAGATCAAAAATAAAAACAAAAAGAAAAAATATCCCGCGCCACTTCGACCAAACACAAGGTATAGCAAGTGAAGCAAACCAAGCTAATACCTTTTAAGTCTTATTCCAATATTCAAACAGAGGATAATTCGGGGCTATTGGAAACAGCAGATAATGTTTTTCATGACGGGACAGGATATAAACCGCTTTCGGATATGGAAGAAGTGACCGACGTTGATTTATCGACAAATTACCTATCAACAACTTATCCATGCGCGTTTCTTGGTGGTGATAGCTTTTATTATCGTTCAGGGTTTTCAACTGGCCGATGGGTGAATTGCTTTGCAATATATGACGGTAATGATTCAAGAATGATAGCGCATGACGTTGATAGTGGTAATGATTACCAGTATTACAATTATCCAGCGGTAACGAAAACATCATTTACCCAATGGGGTGGTGTAGTGTATGGCTCTCAGTTAGCGTTTCACTCTTTTACTTTGTCTAGCCTTTCATGGGCGAGTGTTTCAGCGGGGCCAGATGCGAGAGTAAATTGCACCGTTAAAGATTTTGTTTTAGTTGGCAATACTTACGAAAGCGGCGTGAATTACCCGTCAAGGATTTGGAATAGCGCAATCAACGATCCGACCAGTTGGACAGCAGGAACAAACCTTTGTGATTATGCAGATTTAGTTGATGTTGGCGAAATAGTAAAACTCTTTGGCGGTGAGTACTGCACAATCTTTGGAACTTCAGCAATCGCCATTATGCAATATGTCGGAGGCGAGACAGGGTGGCAGGTAGACATAAAAGAACAACACAGATCAATTATTCAAGCCCAATCTATTTTAAAAATTGACGATTTAATCTATTACATGTCAAACACCGGCATATATGTTTTCGACGGTAATTCAAGCCGTGAAGTAGCAGGTGGTAAGTATAATATCGACATTGATATAGCTAAGTTTGACGGTTTGCAAAATAGCGATACATTAGATAGGGGCTCTGAAATAAATGCGGCGTATGACTCTGATAAAAAACTGATTTACTGGTCTACAGATTCACGAACATTTTATGTTTATTCAATTGACTATGACGAAGTCACCACTATGACACTTGATAGTAGCGGTGATAATCAATACATGAGCGAATGGGCATGTTTTAGCGGTTACTACAAACTAACTGGAGATTCGGGCGATACTTACCGAACAAAGCCGATGTTTATAGCTAGACATGTAGATGGAACCACGCAACAGCATAAAATGTTTAAGCATAACATTACCGATTTAACCCCCGACCTACAAACCGGATTTTACGAGTTACTGCCTAACCAATGGGCGACCATTACAAGAATAGACACGATAGGAAGTGGAGTTACAAGCGAAGACATAGACATTTTAGCTTATGACGATACCAAGACCTTGATCGATACTGTAACGCTCACCGAAACAGGTGGAAGCAGAACAAGGCAAACAGGACGTTATTTTAAGTTTAGAGTACAAAGTGATTTTACGAGATTTGAAGGCTTGAAAGTTGAATTTGTCGCTAGGGGCCGTAGATGATTGGCCTACTTGGTAAGTTCGCCAAAGAGTTTGAAATAAGAGACAGAATAAACTACCTAATCAAAAACCTAGACACTAAAGAAATATCAGGCGAACTATCAGACATCTCCACAGCTTCTTCATTTCGGTTTCCAGTCACCAAAGAAACATCGGGCGAATTAATTAAGGTGTCAACTGTGTTGGGTGGTGCAATCGCTACAGCAGACGCAACTATAACAATAAGCAATCAAGCAAATTCTATCGGAACAATCACAGTAGCTTATTCGGGCTCAGCAGAGGGTGATATTGATTCGCTTTCACCTTCAAACACATATCGGCATTTATCCGAAGGTGATTGGATAGAAATAGCCACTGATGGCGCAAGTACAAACACAATAAATCTAGGTTTTATTTTATCAATTAGACGGTAAAGGAATTAACATGGCGGAAATACTACCTTATGACCTATCTAGGTTGGGCGATGACGATTACAACCCGTTTAAGACTTCAGGCGGGATGAATCCTTTCACTCCTATGTTTTCGGGTGGGCCAACACTTCAGCAAGTCTCAGAAAAAACGGGCCGCTCATACGAGGATATTCTAAACGAATATGATTCTCTGAATAATGGCGGTGGGTTTAATCCTGATCAAGCGAGGGTATTAGCTGAAGCTTCAGGTTTTGGCCCTAGAGCTAACACAGGCGGTAGTGTGTTTGATGGGATAGGAAGCGGCATAAAAGACTTTGCCGGCCAACTAGGAACTGGTGCCGTAGCAGTTGGCACAGGTGGCGCGGTTGTTCCTGGTAGTGGTGAAGGTTGGCTAGAGGGTAAGGTGGGCGATCAGATAGTAGAAACAGCCACATTAGGCGCGTATAACCCTGGTGATGATAAAGGATTCTTAGAAGGTGGCAATATAGGTGCAAGCGTTCTATCCGGTGTTACAGGTGGCGGTGTAGACCTAAGAAGCGAACAAGACGGCAACGGGTGGCTAGTTGATGGTGCTGAAGATTTAGGGGGTGCCACTGCTGATTTAATGGGTGACGTTGTTGGCGGTATGACACAAGGCGACTCCCAAAGCGAAGCCTTTAATAAATACTGGCCTTACAAGTCTGAACAATTAGAAGGCGCAAGTGATGCGTTTAACTCAGGCGACCCTTTAAACCCTGATTTTTCTCAAGACACGCTAGATTACCAGCAAGGCGTAAGAAATAGAGTACAGGATGGCAATCAGAATTTAAACTCAGCCAGCACAGAGCTAAGCGGTTTATTCGGCCAAAGTGATCCAACATCATACGGAAATGTAACAAGTCGCGTAGGTAATAACCCATTAACTGATTTCTACAACGACCCAAACACAAAAGGCTTGTTAGCGGGTAATAAGGCTTTCGACCAATTAGGCAGAACGGCCAACGGTGAGTATCTTAATAACAATCCCTATCTTGATCAAATGTTTGATCGTGCTTCAAGCAAAGTTAGCGATGCTTTTTCCAGTGCAGTTGACGCGAAA